CTTGGGGATCACAAAAAAATCCCCCTGCAATAGGGGGAAAAGGAGGAGACGCTCACAGTTTATCCCGTTGCAATTCGATTTGTCTAGCGCAGATTCTGGCGTCTGCTGAGATTTCCAGTGCCAGGTTTATTGCGCGGTCGGTTTCTTTTTTTAGCAGCAGGTCGTGCAATTTCGACAAGTTCATCTTCATCGTCAGGTAATTCGTGATCCAGTCCTGCATAGTTTGAACTCCATAGTTGATAGTTTTGACGCATGACCCTGCGATCCATTGGATCAAGTCCTGCGAGCCTTTCGTGTGATGTGTTGTTCATTATCCGTAAAAGTTGATCGCGGAACACTGGTGGATCGTAATCCAGCCAATCAAGGTATCCGTCAGAAGCGTCTGAAAACAGGAATCGACACGCTGTCCTGGCCTCGACAGTCATGCGAGGACGTTTATCTCCCATGACAGGACGGTGCGTCATGTCTCGGATTGCCAGAGATACGACAGCGGCTAATAGTCGGGCTTCAGGTTGTGAGTCCACGTTTGGCCTTTTCGATTGCTCGGTTGATCCAGCTCGGTGGGGTGGAGATTTCAGCAGAGACGTAGTAGATCGACTGATAGGGGTGGGAGACATAGACAGCGTTGATGGCAGCTCTGTCATCTGGCCCTAGTTTCTGGACTACAGCATCAACGATCTTCGCGTCTGTCTGATCTGCTAACGGCTCTTTCCGCTTCCATGCTGCCCAATTGTGTAGCCTCGACTCCACAGAACCTCCCTGATAGTGCGCGGAACCGTTCAGCCCCGCAGTGAAAACAAACATAAAGTTCGACAACAGAATGCTCAGTGATTGATTGATCGACAAGTCTGAAATCATTTTGGCAAGTCATGGCTCAAGTACCTCAGTTCGACGATCCTTGCACACTCTCGCAGCTTTGATACGTTTGTTCGCTTCATAACCTCGATTGCAATTGCAACGAAGGTTTCGACTTCAGCACGTTCATCGTCACCCCACCCGATCAGTTCTGCAATACAAGACTTGAGACGCTCGTCCTTTAGCTTTGCGATTGTCTCAACGACATACTCCAGGTCATCTCTCGACAGACTGTTGCGCTGCTGGACGAGTTCTATCATCCGTCCTGCAATCTGATCGACAGTGATCGGGTCTTTACGCATTCTTCTCCTTTAGCTTTGCATCGACTATATAAATTAACGCCTGCCAGTTGGTTCTATCGCCGAACGTCACTCGATTAACCAGAGCACGTGCTTCGTCGTCTGTAAGCTCGACCCATTGGCGCGGTGCTGCGGCGACAAGGGAGGCAAAGCGTTCCATTGCAGCCCAATACATCCAGTCGGATTCAGGCTCATCAATTCCAGCCTCCCGCGCCATGCGGATGATGTCGTCTCGGTTCATCGCTCCAACCTCCCATTCGGATCCCCATCACTATCAACCTGCAGCGTCTCTGCTGGCACCTCATACGTTGACCACCTGTGCTCGCAGTTAGAACAGTCGCGTAGTCTCCACTTCCATCCGTATCGAGTGTCTCGGCGGGACTCCCTTACCTTGCTCTGCCACGATCCGCATACGGGGCACAGGCTCATTTTGTCTTCCGGTTGTCGTTGATGATTACCGGGAACCGATCCCCGAACCCAGCAAACGTAAGCCTCTCCAACCTAGCTGCCATCGTCCTGCGGATCACCTGTTTCCCGTTCCACTTGAACCGATAGCCAGCAAGGTGGTACTCCGTTATTTCCTTGCAGTCTGCTATCAGCGCATCCACTATTTTCTGCTCGTCTGTCATAGTTTGGTATTGGGGGAAACCCGTAGTCTTGCTTTCATCTCTGCCAGTGCAGCCCGACCAACATCTGTCTGAACTTTCGGGGCTGGCAGGGCGTCATAGGTTCTGTGCTCTACTCGGTCAAAGTCTCGACATAGACCTGTGAACTCGGACAGGTTGGGTGGCCATTCTCTTGGGGTACGGAGGAGCGAATCCAGCACCTTGCGAACCACCTCTGGCTTCTGGGCTTGCAGCATGAGGTTCCAGGCTTCCATCGCTGGCATGATGGCGTTGTCATCGTGGTCATACATGGATTTGACCTTCTGAGATCCGTAAATAATCGTCAGACGCTCAAACAGTCTTGCCGCCAAAGGAAAGTCGGAAGGGGTCATCTTTGTCCTCGATTACGTCAATAAAGTCACCACTGATGCTTTGCTGTCGGCCCGTCATCACTCGTAGGGCAGCGTCAGCACGCTCCTTGCGCTCCAACCAACCAGACTGTTGAACGGTTTTCTGGTTTCGCACCCAGTTGCGCCATGTCGCAGTCCAGTCGGCCTTGACGCCCTTGCTCCCAGGCTGAGCGATCCAGTAGTCGCGGAAGGTAGCGAACACCTCTACCGGCTTCAGGTCTGAACGCTCCTGCTTGCAGAAGTCAAACCAATCATCGGGGAACTCAAAGTCGGTAGGCAGTCGCGTACCACGCGATGCACTATTCTTTTTATGGTTAATGGTTACTGGTTCTTGGTTAGCATTAGGGGGTGCGTAGGGTGGCGATAGGGGGGCTATAGGCTGGCTATCCCCTCCCTTTGCCCACCTCTTAGCCGCCCCTTTCTTTCCACCGTCCTTAACCGCTTGATAACGCTCAATTTCCTTGTCGCAGCGTTTGTGACGCCACACTTGTGTAGAGTTGTCCACAGGATCACCCACCTCCTCCGAGAAAAACTCATAGAGAACTTGCGTGACAGCCTTTGATTGGTCACGCATCCTGATCTGGCGAGCGATTTGTTCCGGTGTTCCGGACGGTGGTTGTTCATGGAGGTAGTACAGGTCGATGATTCGCCTGTAAGCTAAGTCCTCCATAGGCGACAAATGCGCTGTGTGCGCGTAATAGTCGCCAAGATGGAACATAAACAGATGCACAACAATCTCCAGCGGTGGACGATCCCAGAGTGAGAATTCCGGGTCGGGCCACCCTGACGGGTGATGAACGGGTCTGAGACCGTCCCCGATGGAGACTGCTTAGACCCGACCTATGCGCCTCTCACAGCGTCGAGCCATCATACAACCGCAATGCTGCGCTTGCAACCTTACGCCAACCTTACACGCGAATCTTTCCAGCCTCGCACAGCGCAACCAACGTCTTGCGGAACGCATCCTCCCAAGCCTCCCGCCGCTCCTCTCCTGTCATCTTCGACCCCTGGTCGATGGCAAAGTGACAGTGCTGACAGAGTGCTGCCACGAAGCAATCGTGTGCTTTCATCCCCATCCCCTTACCGTAGTGTGACCAGTTCGCATGAGCAGCTTGTGTCTGACCGTCCAGGCCGCATCGCTGGCAGTCGAGACTTGCTACCGCTTTGAGCCACGCTTTGCTGCGTACCATCTCAGAATCTCCTTTGCCAGTTCTTCCCTGCCTGCTATGCCTCGAGCCTTTTCAACACGCTCGAGATACTCCGTCCGTTTAGGCTTTGTCCAAGACAACACAGTTTGAGCCTCACAGTAGATCGTGTAAGCCTTGGACTGTCGTCCGACTATGGAGCCATCAGGGAGAGTGACGAGTCTTGCGTTGTCGTGTCGTTGGCTGCACGCAAAACAGACATCTCGTCCGTCTGAGTCAACCCGTGATTGATCGCCCATGCCAGTACCTGCTCAACGTAGTCGGAAAACTGTGCCTTCGTCAGCCCTGTCGTAGTCGGCTCTGCCTCCATCACCTGACCGTTGGGCAACTCCAACATCCTCCCAGGAAGATACCGAGTCTTAAAGTAAGCGTGCCAGACATCCTGATCGTGAGCCTGACCCTGCGGACGTATCTGCTCGCTGATCGCTGACAGTGTGGCCCAATAGAACGAGTTCTGGGCGCTTGTTCTGTTGGGTGGCTCTATCCGTACCACCCAGCCATGCCGAGCGTTTTTAACGGCCTCTACAGCCCTCTGGCGGGCGGTGTCGTGCGCGAGTGTAAAGATCACAGTTCCACCTCCTTTAACTGCCAACGGTTGCCTTCCTTGAACCACCCATGTAACACCACCCGCCACCCTGAACGCAGCATCTCAGGGTAAGCCTCGGCTTCCTCTATCTTGTGCCGACGTTCTGACAGATGACCCTTGCTAGTCACCTGGATTGCTACCGTCTCGCCATGACCGATTGCAAGCAGGTCAATGCAGCCCCAGAGGTCGTGCTTGCGCTTCGTGAACGAGTTGTAGTGCTCGACCAGTGCTACCTGATAGCCATGCGAGACATAGAGAGCCTTCGACCTAGCAGTCAGGCTAGACATTTTCGATCTGCACATCGATGTTTGCGTACTGCGGACACAGATCACCCAGCTTTACCACCCCTCCCGTCAACTCCTGAATCTGCAAGGCTCGCTTGATCGGCACCCCTCTCGTTTTCCACCCGTTTATTGCTTGTTTGCTGACCTGCAGCTGCTCACACAGCCTCCCCTTCGTGCCCACCAAGGCAGCGGCTAGGTTGATCGCATCGTTCGGTGTCATCGCAACCTCAAATTGTAAAAGTTGTAAAAAATGGAACGCTCTGCTTGACCTCTGGATGAAGTCTACTGTACTATTCTTTCACCGTCAACAAACAACAACCGAGGCACAAATGGACTTGTACTGGATTCGTGAGGACAACTACAACGACAGTCTCGAGCGTCAGCAAGAGCAGGAGAGCGACGAGATTGCCTGCTGGCTCGACTCAGCGTCAGTCAAGGAAATCATCCAGGTCTGGGGCGACCTTGACGTTCACACCGACCTGACGACAGACGACATCATCACGATGGTCTGGAACGGTGAGGATGCGAAAGCAAAGTTCAAGCAACGCATTCAGGAACTGGCAGAGAAGCAGTTCGACACCTGGAAGCAGTCCTCCAAACTCGCATACAAGGCTTGCAAATGAAACATCTCGCAATCATCGCAGCAGGAGTAGTCCTCGGCATCACAGCAGTCGATTGGAGTATCGGTTCAACCTCAACGATAGGAGACCTTGTTTGGCAACTCATCTCACGGATCTAGACTTCAAGTGGACTCCCGGCGTCGCTACAGATGTGCAGCAAACGTGGCGACGATTCGGGTGGACACCACCAAGCGAACAGGAACAATACCTAACCAAGTGGCAAAAATATCGAGGGACGTATGAAACAGATCGCATCATCGTTGGTCAAGGCGCAGAGGGCTTTCGGGCCTGCGTTGAAATCCTCCACCAACCCGCACTTCAAAAGCAGATACGCTGATCTCGCAGCCTGCGTAGAAGCTGTTATTGACGGACTGAACGGGAACGGCATCATGCTTATGCAGCAGACGCACGAGTGCGACGACGGGGTGATCGTCGAGACCGTATTCGTTCACGAGTCTGGCGAAACACTGTCGGCCGGTAAGCTCCACGTTCCTGCTGCAAAGCAAGACCCGCAGGGCTACGGCTCGGCGCTTACCTACGCTCGCAGGTACAGTCTGATGGCAGCTTGTGGTATCGCTCCAGAGGACGATGACGGTAACGCCGCGGCAAAACGCCCGACACTTGACCCAGCACCGTACGTCAACCAGTTGATGAAATGCGCGACGTTGGATGAACTCAAAACGATCTACGGTCATGCCTACAAAGCCCATCAAGGGACAGAGGCAATGAATCTGATCGAAGCAGCTAAGAACAAACGCAAAAACGAACTCATGGAGGTGAAATGATGCAACCCGCAATCCTGCTGAATGACCAACAACGTGCCATGCTCCGCGCTGCTGCTCGAGTCGGACGCGACTACCAACACGACAACAAAGAACTGGAGGTGGCAATCGCCCAGATCAAATCAATCAACCCTGGTGCCTTCTACAACCCCGACACGCTGATCCTGCGGAAGTTCTTCCACGCTCCCAAGTTTCCGATCCCCCATCAGTCATGGGTGAAAGCATGAACATCAACATCCACAAAGTCGAATCCGTCGAACTGTCAGAAATCAAAACCTTGCACACCGAAAGCTGTCGGGTTTTCTCGCAGCGGTACATCGTCATCAAAACAAAGGACTCCCAAGTTGAGATCGTTCTGTTCGCGGAAAACGATGAAAAACTGGAGGTGAAAGCATGAACTGGCCAGGACTAGCTCGCAGCACCGACCCGCAAACCAGCCACGAGGCTGCAGTCAGCGTCGATGCCAACCGGCTTGAGATGGTCGTGCTGGCCGAGTTCTGGAACGCAAAAAAGGGTCTGACAGCAGACGAACTGGCCAAGCGTCTGCCAGGACTCCCGCTTAACACGATAACGCCCCGTATAGCGCCGCTGGTGAGGAAAGGCTACCTGATGCCTACCGGACGCAGGAAAGCCGCTTCTGGGCGCTTTCAGAGGGTTTTGGAGTGGGTGGAGCCTGATAACGAGGAACAGTCTATGAGAATTCTAGCTCGTACAAAAGCAAACGAAGTGTTTCAGGATTATTTTAATTGCTCTATCGCTAAGGATCGCTGATGGAACAGCGGACAGAACAGTGGTTTCATGACAGGCTGGGTCATGCAACAGGATCTCGTGCCAGCGACATCCTTGCAGGCAAGGACACGCAAGCAAGGAAAGGCTACTTAACCCAACTGGTCACGGAGCGACTGACGGGTCGAGCGCAGGACTCGTTTGTTAACGCAGATATGCAACGGGGGATCGATGTTGAGCCGCTTGCAAAGGCTGCGTATCAAGCGAGTTACGAACTAACGGACGATGTGGGGTTTGTGAAGCACCCGATGATCCGTTGGTTTGGTGCCAGCCCTGATGCCCTGGTTGGGTCTGACGGTCTAGTGGAGATCAAGTGCCCGCGGTCAACGACACACCTAGACTACATCCAGAGCGGGAAACCTCCTGCGAAGTACACCCCGCAGATGATGGCGCAACTTAGCTGTACCGGCAGGAAGTGGGTGGATTTTGTGTCGTTTGATGACAGGTTCCCAGAGCATCTTCGGTTGTTTGTAGTCCGGTTCCAGCCGACAGAGGAGGAGATCGAGAAGTTCGAGAGCAAGGTCAAAGAGTTTTTGTCTGAAGTCAACAACCTAATGGAAAAACTATGCCCGTCACATACGAAGTAATCGCAAGCACCGGAACCTACACAAACAAGCAGGGAGAGGAAAAAAAACGCTGGCAGAAGATCGGCGTTGTCATGCAAACCGCTAAAGGTCTGACTCTCAAGATGGAGTCAGTTCCTGTTGGCTGGGATGGCTGGGCAACACTGGCTGAACCGAAGGCACGAGATGACGCACCATTCTGACCCTACCAACCCCGACCACTACAAAGGGGCTGTTGAGTGCATTGATGCCATTGCAGTCGCTACGGAAGGACTGCAAGGCATGGAGGCTTTCTGCACTGGAAACGCGATTAAGTATCTCTGGCGGTGGAAGAAGAAGAACGGCAGAGAGGATCTCGAAAAGGCTCAGTGGTACATCAACCGGCTTTTGCGATCATTGTGAGCGCATGGGAGCGGACTTCTTCCACCCTCCGTTCCCATCCCTTACCAAACACATCCCAGGTCTTGAGTTCTTTCAAGAACGCGAGTCGCTTGTCGCAATACAAGTTGATGAGATCAGCAGCAACCATTGACCTAGCAGCTTGCAGCGACATTGGACCAATAGCACCGTCTGGCTGAGTGCCGACACACTCCTGCAACCACTTTGCCGCTCTGCCAGCACCACTGTTGATAGCAGCGTCAAACACGATGTAGTCAACGCCAGAGGGTAGGTC